TCGGGTGGTAGCAGCAACTTCACAAGGTTGTAAGCTACAGTATCGCTTGCATTAGACAAGTCCAAGGTGGCAAAAGAGCCAGTGATACTGGCCTCACAGGCAACCTGCCTATGAATCTTTTGACCACCGTCTAAGTCTATTCCCACCCTTTTGAGGCGGCTACGCAGAACTCGGCCGAGGCCGAGCTGGTAGAAGACGTTTATAGAAGGTTCCGCCCCGATGGGGCGGTCCTTCAACGCGTCTTTCGGGGCCGTTGCGAAACGGTTCCCCCGGACGAAGACAGGACTCCGAGGTGCAATGGTTTGACGTGTTAAGTCGCCCCATTTGGTCCCCATCCATGGAAGGATGAACCATTTGGCACCTGGTGTGAGAGAAGACGCTGAATTCATTTTGTCAGCGATGGTACTTCGCACTGACGGATCAGAAAAGGTAGCTCCCGGTCCGAACTTCGGGGTAAGGTCCTCCATAAGTGGAGCCTTACCCAGTATGCTCTTGATGATTTTTCGAACACCAGCGAAATGTTGGTGTATCGCCATATCGGTGTGGGGATGGGTTATCCCCTCTAGATACGGAATCAAGCGCTCGTTCGTTCGAAAGCAGTCTGCTTCACCCTTCTTCCAGTTCTCAAGAGCCTTGGCCCTTCTGGATTGCTTCGGGGTGGGCAGATCCTGTAACTTTCGCAACAGCGATGATGCTTGCGCATCAAGGAAATACGCTGTCGGATCGTCATAGGCCCTGGGATCAACACGCATTTCAGCTATGCCTACCCAATCCTCTTCTTCAAGCATCTTCAAGACTGCTTCAGAAAGAGGGGTTCTGATGGCGCGTAATAGCGACCGAGAAAACCGCTTCACTTCGAGTGATAGGGTTCTGTTCACGTTTAACTCCAAGTTTATACACAAAAGTGTGTACTTGTTGATCGCCTACAAAAGTAGGCGAGAGCGACTAGATCGCCGCCTGACCTTCCACGAACTGCAGCTTGGCATGAGAGCTCGCAATCCAGTTGCAAAACTGGTGCGCGAATTCCTGCTGAACTGTCGCCGGGATGTCAGAGTCAAACGGAACTTCGATTCGACCCACTAGCCGCTTTTCAACAGTCGTAATGCCAGTCGTCGTGTTCACAACCGAGTATGGGTACATGAATGTACCCACAATCTTGGTCATGTTCGGACGGCCAGGCACACGCTTGTTGACGGCACGGGCTTCGGGTCGGGTCGAGTTGGTCGCACCCAGTGCGGGGGCATACCATTGGGCTGGACTGTCACCACGAGCACCCTGTTGGGCGCTGTAGATGACGTCTGTGGTGCCGTCATATTTCTTGACGGTAACGTTCGCCACTGCGGTCATTTGGTTTCTTTCTGCGTTTCATACGCGGTTGGGATCTGGCCGAAGCCAGGATGGTTTGCCGAGCTACTATCTCGGAAGCTTCTGAACAAGAAGCGAGATGGACGTTAGCGCCCTGACCGGGCTTAGCCCAAAAAGGCTAAGTTGAACCCGGGGTCTTGGGATATCTCCCAATGCCTGACGATCATAGATTCGAGCGATGCTTTTGTGCTCGGAGTTGGCATAGTAGTTCGCCTCATCCGGAGAGCACGCAACGCACCGAGTCCATTTGAAAGTCAAGGTAGTTTCGGTTACTTGGACGATGTAACCTCGCGAGATCGTGAGACCTGCGAAGTCTGTGAACGAAGAAAGGTAGTCCTGTATATTGCAGAACCACCCGAACACGAACGACCACGGAACAACATCAAACGCAACCATCGCGGGATTCAACACCCCAAGTTGCTGCGCTAGACGGAGATTCGGGTTCGTTACTGTCACATCGCCTCCAAACTTCGTCTTATAACGATCAATCTGGGTTATATATTCCGTTGCCGGATATAGTCCCCCGAACTGCCGAAAAGACGGAGAATTCGCACTCCCTTTGGTGCGAACAGCCGCGAAAGGTTCGTCAAGAACTTCCATCGCGCTGTAGATGTCGGTAACCGCTGGCTTCCAGCCAAACCAGAATTCTAGCCAAAGGTCAGCTAGACCACGTGATGTCTTGTGAACGTCTGCAACCTGCACTTGACGTGCGTGCCCAAACGGGTCGGTCCGCTTCCTTATGGGAAGTCCGCTCCTTAACTCAAAGGGTTGCATCACATGCTTGGCTCTCCTCTCGGAGATGCCAAGAGATCTCGACACTTGTCTGGCATCGAGGTTACGGAGGCCCCTGTAAAAGGAGTGAAGATTCGCAAGCCAATGGGATATCATCCCCATGGCTTGACGACCTTGAGCTAAACTAACGCCCAAGGAAGCTGAATTATCACTGATGGCGGAAAGCCACCGGCTCCGAGCTTTGTTCCAGGATTTGTCACGTTGGAAGACATTGATGTCGTTAGCAAGCATGATACTGCGATCAGCAGTAACTGAGCTACTACCGACACCATAGCGCTTCAACACGTGTGCAGATTGTCGATGATACGGTAACACGACGGAGTAAGGCCGCGTTTGGCGGTTCCACTCTTTAATGTCACGAACTTCGAAGCCTGATCCAGAAACTAGAATAACAGGACCTGTGAAGGGCGCTACCATGGCTGTTCAGACCAGGCAGCTAGGGCAAGTTCGACCAAGCGTTGAGCTAGATCGTCCTCATCCTCCTCCGGGAAAAGACCAGCGGGCACGAGGCCCACTAGGTTCCCAAGATTGTCGATCACAATGGTGGTGGCCACTTAAGGCTCCTGCACTGCGACGAAACGACATCTACCGGTCCCTGTACCTATGCCGGCTGACAAAGCCGCAAAGGTGAGGAGGGTCCTCTGGTCGGACTGGGTGATTCCGCTGATAAGGCGGAAACCAGAGTCCCACATCGCCGTAGCCAGAGCGTTGACGAGGGAACTGACATCAGCAGCATAGCCTTGGTAGTAAGAACCACCAAGACCATGCGCCTGAAGCTGGTAGGGGTAAACCCCACTAACAGCAGGGAGCTTTTGTAGTATCAAGCCATAGCTCATTGTACACCTCGGTTGCGATGAGTATGGATTAATGAGGGAACTACCCTCATTAATCGACGACAGATTGCTCAGTTGGGTTATCACCCAAAAGTGAGACGGCGGTAGTTAATGCCGCTAACACGGACTGGTATGTCTATGTTAACAATCGTTATCGTCAAACTAGTCCATACCAAGACTAGTGAAAAGGAGGGGCCCCACAAGGGGCCT